TACCCGGACGCTAGGCGTAAGTTCGTAGATGAGTTCCTGACCATCTTTTTTGATGATCTTGATTTGGTGCATAAAGTCCCCCTTATGAAGTTATGAATTCGCTCGAACGATGGCCGTGATTGGGAATGAAGCGCTGACGCTCATCACTCCATCCACGGATCCATTGATCGGTGTCCAATTCGAGAGGAGGCAGGACATCGTGTACGACGGATTTGTTGCCGTTACGGTGCCTGATACCGGAATGAGACGGATGTTGATCTTATTTCCGAGATTGTTCTCGAAGAGAGCGTTCACGGAATTTGCATCGAAGTCATTGAAGAGCTCAAGGTTGAGGGTTGAGCGCTCGACTCCGGTGATGGCGTTGGCCACCGTACCGTTCATAGCGGTAATGTCTACGACGTCCAACTCACGGCTGAGGCTCACGGTTGAAACGTGATCCGTAATCGTGTTAGTGGTGCCGACGACAACCGCCACTTTGTTTCCCATGAAGATTGCCATGAGTTTCTTTCTCCTTAGCCTATCAAGGTCACTTCATATCGATAACTGAGGTAATCGATATTCGCGACCGTTATTGTACCGCTGACGGCTTGCGTAACACGCAACGTCTGAACGGCGCCGCCTAGAGTCTTATCTGCTTCGATGGCGGTCTTGATCGAAGTAGCACCGCTAGATTGCAGGTAGCCATCTAGCCGATCTTGTGCTGCCGATTCGCTCATGCGTCCGACAATCACAAGAACACTTAGAGTCGCGCTATCAAAGCCGCGATTGAGGGTAAAGTCATAAGTCATATCGAGCATGCCTACGACAGCCAAAGCGCCATTGGTAGGTATGTTAGCGCTGTCTGGCAAAGTATCTAATACTCGAAGCCCAGAAACAGCCTGCAAAGCCGTTTTCATGTTATCGCGTACTGTTGATGGGATCACGCCAAAGTCTCTTTTCGATAGGCGCGAACCATGGCGGTCACATCACGGCCAAGAGGCGACATGCGAATCGCTCCAAGATCACCGAGACCGAGCACTCCACCGGGAGCATCTTTGCGTTTGTAGAGATCGGCTGTGAGGATGAGACATGCTGTCGTTATATCGTCTGGCACCGACGGCCATCCCCATCTGGCTGTGACTTGAACTCCGGGGCGAAGTCCGTTACTGAATAGACCCGGGAAGATTGGAAAGCTAGTCGTATTAGAGACCATCGTGAGCTGTGTGAAGGGACGACCTTTGGATGCTGCGGTCAAAGGATCGAGCAAAAAGTCTTGATTGAGTGTCAAAGTCGTCGTAAAGGTTCCGTTGCCTGATTCATCGATGGCGACGACAAGGCTTGAAGATGTTCCGATGTCATCGGTATAAACGAACACGTCAGAATAGGCACGATAAAGACGTGCGCTTGCAACTGAATCGAGATAGAAGCGACGGTTAGCGATGCGATCGATGCTGCGAGATGCTGATTCAATAAGACTCTCAAGAAGCGTATCGTCTGCGGTATCTGAGACCGGGATGCTCAAGAAGCCTTTGATCTCTGCAAGTGTTGCGTAGCCGTTAGTTATAGCCATGATCGACTTTCTCGAACTTTCACATTTGGGACTAGGAACATGATCGCCCAATCAAAGCCGATCATGGGATAACGTTCCCGGCAAGGGAAAGGGAACCTTGCCGGGAACGGTAGCGCACTAGAAGGTAGGCGCTGCGAGTCCGGTACCTTGGATGCGAGCAATCGCGCCGGGGTAACGGAGGGCTGTGAAGGCGCTCATACCGAACATGACGATATTGAGAGCGACCTTGCCGTTTGGCTCTTCGAACTTGACGTAGGTTGGCGAGTTCGCCTCTTCCCAGAGGTGGCACTCGTTGAGATCTACGACGTAGATTCGATCCTGATCGGTTGATGCTGTCGTGGTGACGTTTGCATCGACGATGACCGGAAGGCCAAGGATCGAGTAACCGGAATTCCCATAGGCAGGAACACCAGCACCGGTACCCATCGCGTTCTGTGGGTTGTATGCCTGTGGCACAACCAACGGACGGTTCTGAGAATCAACGCCAGCTAAGAAGAAGGCTAGACGTCGTGGGTGCATGATGATTGCGTTTGGATTTGCGTAGATGGTCGATTGAACCTGACCGATTGCATCTGCAATCTTCGGGAATAGACCAGCAACGGTTCCGGTGGTAGCGGTGTAAGTGACCACGATACCGGTAGTAAGACCATTCAAGCCCAAAGGACGGCCATTGGTGCCGGATCCGTTGAGAATGGAATCGTCGAGCTGTGTGTGATACGCACGGATGAGATCGCTGAGGACGATGTTCTCGATGTTGTAGCCACGGAGGAGCGCTTGCTTCGAGACCGAGTTCTGGCCAGCGATGGTATTGACATCGACGGTCAGAGTTGTGTCATCTGGATCTTGGCTAACTGCGGCATCATTCTGTGAAGTCTGATACGCAACAGCGGTACCGGTTGTGATTCGGCTGATAACGACCGACATGCCTTGAGCTGGAAGCGCGTGCTTACGAGCTGCATCGGCGAATGGACGGCCAGCGCGAGCGAGAGGTGCGTAGAGATCGACGAGGTACTGTGGAACGACCAGACCTGCGAAAGATCCGGTGGACGCTGCTCGCTTCTCTACTGCCATTTCTCTCTGGTGACGTGCGATGCGCTCTTCTGCATCTGGATCACGACGGAGATGTGCGTTGATTGCGTCAGAGAGGAAGCCGTCTGCGGTGCGCTCGGAATAGGTGAGCTCTTCGCGAACGACCTTGACCATGGAAGTCTCACGCTTCTCTGATGCTGGCTTTGCTGAATCGACCTTGGCTGCGAGTTCCGCTGCCTTGGCGTTGCGAAGTTCAATGTCAGAGATCTGTTCGATTCTCTCATCGAGCTTCTTGATTTCGAGATTGAGAGCCTCGACATTTGCGAGCTCAACCTCGGAGACATCGCGTAGCTCTTCGGCTGCACGATTGATGATCGCTTCGACCATCGATGTCTTGCTCTCTCGCTTTTCGCGAAGAGAATCAAGGAAGGCGCTTGCCATTGTTTTCTCCATTTTCTGAAAGGGTTGATTGATTGACGAGATGGTGCCGATCGCCAATCTAGGCAAGGTGTTGCTTTCGCAAGGTGTTGCCTAACGTGTCGGGGTGATCTCCAACGTGCCTATTCTATATCTTTTTTCTTGATCGAGAGCAAGATCTCTCTTGCCTTCTCAATCCGTGTTTCGTTTTGCTTCGAGATTCTGTTTGCCCATGATTGACCGGCATCGCCTCCCCAGAGCGCCCATGCGATACGGCCATTCGAAGGATAACCATCTTCACCCGGCGAGAAACCTTCTGCTTGCTTATCGACTTCATGACGGGCAAAGTAAGAAACCATGCGACGTACTGTGTCCAAGGAAAGTGCGCGACCATTAGAAATATCGCGAGCTCTAGCGACGCCAATCTCGGTACCGCCACGGCCGAACTCACGACGCCATGCAAGGCCACGCTCGGCCTCCGCTTGCATCGCTTCATTCGGCACATATCCCTCTTGACGCTCTTCGCCATATTCGGCGATGTTGATGGCCGTCAATTGATCTTGAGCCTGAGCCTCTGTTCGATGGCAGCCTATAAGTTCGCGACCTTCATCTTTGATAACGGCAAAGCCGTCACATTCCGGATGGTCATTGACGATTGAGTACGGCATTACTTTCTCAACTTTGCCAAGATCTCTTTGGCTGCATCGAGGCGTGGAGTCGATGGACGATCTTCGGCTCTTGTGCCTGTGACCATAGCAAAGTCTCCGTAGGCTCCAAAGGTCACGAGCGAGACTTCGGCAAGATGTGCCTTGATGCGTTCGATGACGCCATCTGGACGCTTGCGATTTTTGAGAGGCATGAAGCCAATGGAGAGCTGATCGAGTGCTCCATCTTTGATGAGTTCCAGCGCCTCATCACCCTCGCGAGTCTTGCTGATCTTGAACTCGGCATAAAGACCCTTATCGGTCTCGCGAAGCAACGTGGCACGGCCTAGCGGATAGGCCTTGGCATCATGGCCACGAAGTAACTTGACCCGATGTGGCGCTCGCACGACATCGGCAAAGGCGCCTTGACGAAAGACCTCGGTGGTATCGCTTGTGACCCTCATTTCGACATCGTAAGGAACAGCGATGCCATAGATTGTCCGGCCATCACCTTCTGCTCGATGTTGGAGATCTGCGCTAAGGGTACGACTCTCAAAGGTCTGCATCGGTGCCTCCACCTATTTCTCCGGGCTGTTGCTCTGAGTCCTCTAAGTCCTCATCAACTTCATCTTCTTCTTCATAGTCCTCGACCTCTTCGGGCATGGGCTTCATATCCTCATACTCGCGAATTTCATTGACGGTCAAGAATCCGGCCTCCAACGCAATCTTGTGCGCCTGATAACGGCTCAAAGTATCGGTGCGAAGAAGTGAGTCATAGTTGAATTTTGCATATTGACCACGCACCAACAGATCGCTCATGGCTTGCTCGATACGCTCTGCGATCGGTTGAATAGACCAGCGAACGAGTTGAAGATTCTCTTGCTCAACGTTTGCATAGGTGCGGCTGCTATTCGGTGCGCCTAGGTAATACGCTGGCAGACCAAGGATGTTCGCCGCTTCAACTAGGGATTGCTGTTGGGCTTCGATGAGTTGGCTCTCTTGTGCGTTGCTTGAGATAACTTCGAAATCCGTGCTGGAATTCAAGACGGCAGGCTGTCGGTTGCGAGCGCTATACATAGCCATCCATGCAGCCTTGAGCGCGTCTGCCTCTTCTTGACTCAGATCTGGATTCGATGACTTGAT